GGTGAGGTGTATTTCCGGAAAAAACCATATATAAAAAAAGAGGAACTGTGATATAATTAGTTATCGATGATTTTAATTAAATTAAAGTGTGATAAGAGTATTAATGAAAAGCTCCGCCGATATAAGGTTGATAAGTTTAAACTGGAAAATTTTCTTAATTTTCATACTAACAATATTATACCGACGAGAAAATGGTGGTCTTATACTGTCAATGTTAAAGGTATTCAATCTGTTGACTCGCAATATTTTTGGGGTGAAGATGAGATTGAAGTTGCGTTGAAATGTTATAATTGTAAAACACTTAAAGAACGGCGAGAATACTTCCTCACTAGTCTCGTGCATGAATATAGGCATTGGGTCCAGAGCCAAATACAGCGTGTACCAGAAAAAAAACTTAACTATAGTGAAAATGATATTGAAATGCACAGTGGTAATTACGTCAATAACTACTATGAATTAGAGTGCAAAGAGTGGGAGAAGTTTATTGTGATGTTCGATAAGTTTATATAAATATAAATATAATATATATTATGCATAATAAAAGTGATAATGAAATGATTTACGAATCAGCTTATTTAAATAGAGCTGGTAATGCTATGAATCAGCAAGCAGATTTTCAAAATTTAAAGTATAGACCAGGTATAGGTAAAGGTAATTATAATCAATTTTCCGGTTTAAATACTTCACTTAAGTCAAATACAGCTGCTATGCCTAGCTTTGGTGGTATTTCTGATGAAGAGATTGAAGATGTGCACGAGATTGAAGTAAAGGGTTACGGTGTAATGAAAATTTATCAATTGAAAGGTTTAATTAAAGATAAAGCAGCTGAGATTTCAAAATCTATTGCTGATGGTAATTTAGATGTAAGTAATAAAGCAGATCTTTTAAAATTATTTGCTGATACATATAGTAAACGAAATAACTATTGATTTTTTTATCACCATATAGTATAATACTATATGGGTAGTAAACTAAAAATTACGTGGAGTGAAATAGATTCGCTTACCGATACCATTGTAAAAAATATCAATGGTAAAAATATAAAGTATGATACCATCGTTGCACTAAGTCGTGGCGGTTCAATACCAGGTGCAATATTAAGTTATAAGCTTGGTATTAAAAATTTACAGAATCTAGGTATTAATACCCGGCAAGAAGATGGTGGGTATATAGAAACTATTGTATATCAAAAACCTGTTTTACATGGTAATATATTAGTAGTTGATGATATTAATGATAGTGGTAGAACTTTTACAGCAGTCGACTCGTTAATTAAATCTGAGTACTCAGATATAAGTGAATTAATGTACTGCAGTTTAACTACAAGATATAATACAGAATTTAATAGAAACACTATTTCTGGTAAAATAATCAATACTTCTGATTGGTTAGTGTTTCCTTGGGATAAATAATTAAGTGAGAGCTAAACCTTTTTATTTCGAAATTAAAGATATGGTAACGCAGTTTATTGCTGCGTTTGATGATGTCGTTATCAGTAGATATAATAAAGATAGGCAAGAGCAAGATCAAATACATGTAAGATATATATACGCTCCAAAAGAGAGAGTAATGTATGATATTATCAACGAAAATAAAACATTAACATTACCAGCAATTGCAGTTAATATTACCGGTATTAGCAGAGACGAAACGAGAGTCTTTAATAAATTAGACGGCTTCACTTATCAAGGTCTTATAGGTGGGGAAAGAACATCAAAGCATTTAAAATCTCCAATACCGGTTAATATTTCTTTAAAGTTATCCATACTCAGTAGATATCAAACTGATATGGATCAGATTATTAGCAATTTTGTACCGTTTTGTAATCCGTATGTTATAGTGAGTTGGTCTATACCAAAAGCTTTTAATTTAAGTAACGACCAGGAAATAAGAAGTGAGATTTTATGGGATGGTAATATTTCACTAAATTACCCTACTGAGTTAACATCATCGAAAAAAGCTAGAGTAACTGCTGATACAACTTTTACCATTAAAGGGTGGCTATTTAAAGATGATGCAGCTCCCGTCGGTAACATATATTATATAGACCAGAATTTTAATTTAGAAAGTAAATTAGAATATTATGATAATTTTGAATCATTATCAGGTAATTCATATACATTCCCAACGTCATCCGGTCTAATTGCAGATACCGAAAATATCTATATTTCAGGTATACCTACAATATCAGATGTTTTCTATAACGGTGTTCAATTATTTGATAATATAACATTATCGCCAAATGTAACAGGTACTGTATTACTAAACGGTAATAGATTTGATGATGTTACAAATGTATTAATTAGTACAAATAATAGTTCATTTTACACTAATTTAACATCTATAGATGGATTTACCCGGCAACCTAATATATCGGGTCAAGTTATTAATTATAATGTCGTGAATGATAATATAATGACAATTGACCTACCTGTTATAAATTCTGGTTACATTAGATTTATACCTTATAATGCAGCAGGTTATTCATTTAGCGACACAACTTTACACTCACAATCTTTAAGCACCAATTCTACCTTTATTATCGTAGAATAAAACATAAATAATAACAATGGCAGACCAACAAAACAACGGACAACAATCCGGTTTCTTCAAAAATATTTTAAATAAATTACCTTACCAAACAGTTGATTTTAATAAAGTTCTTAATGACTTAAACCCAAAATATAACTCATTTGAAGAAGTGGGTATGAAAAGAACTGAAGCTTTAGCTAAAAACAGTATATTTTTTAATAATGAATATAACAATACCGGTAGCGGTCAAATAAGCGTCGATGGTAACTATAGTAATCTAGTATATGCTAACGTGGAGGAAAATAAAGGAGGTAGGTTACAAGATTATAGGATAATGGCATCCTTTGCTGAAATTTCAGATGCGTTAGATCAGATATGTGATGAATGTATCAATAAAGATGAAAATGGTAATATTATAAATTTAATACTCAGAAATGTAGATATTTCCGGTGATACGGAACAGTTGTTGAAAGATGAGTTTGAGAAGTATATCGAATATTTTAACTTAGAACGTAAAGGTTTTGAATATTTCAGACAGCTATTAATTGAAGGTGAGGTATATTTTGAGCATATTATACATAAACAGTATGTAGATGATGGTATATTAGGGGTTGTACAATTACCGACAGATCTAATTGATCCGATATATGATAATATACAAAATATGATCATTAAAGGTTATATTTTACGTAAACCTATTTTCAACCCATCAAAGCCGGGTAAGATTGATAAATTTGATTTTATACCAATGGATGATAATCAAATATCATATATTAATTCAGGTATATGGAATCAAGATAAGACGTTTAGGTTACCGTATATTGAAAATGCAAGACGTGCATACAGGCAGTTATCATTAGTTGAAGATTCTATTGTTATTTATAGATTGGTAAGGGCTCCAGAGCGTTTAGTCTTTAACGTTGACGTCGGTAATATGGCACCGCCTAAAGCTGAAGCATATTTAAGGAAGTTAATTCAGGAGTATTGGAGTAAAAAAACTTTCGATAGCAATCAGTCAGGCCAAGTTCAAAAGTTTAACCCTCAAAGTATGTTAGATTCTTTCTGGTTTGCTAAAAGACAAGGATCGGATGGTACTACCGTTACACAACTACCAGGTGGTGCTAATCTAGGTGAGTTAGCTGATTTAATGTATTTTGTTAATAAGCTTTATAAAGCTTTAAAGGTACCAACAAATAGATTAAACCCTGATAGTCAATTTAATGATAGTGAATCTATTTTGAGAGAAGAGCTTAAATTTGCTAAATTTATTATTAGACTTCAACAGCATTTCTCACAAGGTATAAAAAATGGATTTATAACTCATCTCAAGATGAGAGATATGTTCACAAAATATGATCTTAAGAGTCAAAACATACATTTAGAATTTAACGTACCGACTAATTTCTATGAAATGAGAGAAAGTCAGAAATTAGAGTTTAAAGCAAGTAATTTCAATTCGTTAGCTGCAAATGAATATATATCAGCTACATATAGTCAGAAAAAATACCTCGGTTGGAGTGATACAGAAATTAAAGCAAATAGAGAGTTTTTACGTAAGGATAAAGAATTAGAGTGGGAATTAGCTCAAATAACTAATGCGGGTCCTAATTGGAGAGATGATATCGAACGAGCAGAAATGCCAGGTGATACTAGTGGAGCTGGTGGTGGTGACCTAGAAGGTAGTGGTGTACCACCTGAATTTGGTGGAGGTGTACCTGAAATTGGTAGTGATGTAGGAGATGTAGAAACGCCGCCAGAGCTACCACCAGAGCTACCACCAGAGGAACCAATTAGTTAATTATAACTAATCTTTCCAAACTAGTACCAAACTACCGTGATCCAATATGGTAATTAATTCACCTGATGTTGGATTCATAGTTGTGTTTAAAAAGTTTTCGAAATACTCAGTTGACATTGCTCCTGTAACTGAAGGTACGATCGTTGCATGATATATTGGTGCTGCCATATTATTATTTATTATTATTAATTGTATTTAACAAGGGTATATTAAATATTGTTAAATGGCTAATTGTAATATATCACCAATATCAGGGTTTCAAAGTACTAATCTTAATAATAGAATCGATAATTTTGATAGATTAGGTGATAGAGTTTTACGTACTCTCGGTTACCCGTTTATCAATGTTGAAATTCATAAAGACCAACTTTATGAAAATATAAGCATTGCAGTTGAGTATTTTACAAAATTTGCTGGCTATACTAAAGAATATCTTATATTTGATAGTGCCATGTATAAAAAGAATTACGGTATTAAACTAGACGAGTTATTTACTTTACAAAGTAGTGATACATTTAAAGAGCAAAAAGAGTTAAAAACAAGAAACTTAGATTTCACTAAAATGGTAGAAGATAGTACAGTTTATGTATCTACTAGTAGTGTACAAGGTTCATTATTTACAGGTATATCTTCTTTATCTGCAGCTTTATTAAATGGTATTGATGCGTATGATATATTTACACCGAGTTTATATGACAATATTGTAACTGAAGTACCATTAGTTAGCTCAATATTTAAGACGAAAGTTAAAGATAATTTTACAGTGGAGGGTTTAAATAATGTAAATACTGGTCAATATATTAATAGTTTTGATTATGATGTAATGGATTATAGGAAAGTTATAGCCATAACAGATTTTGAAGAAGGTTCATCTACAGGTATTAATACTTTATTCACAATTGAACAAACAATGGCTCAGCAAACTTATTTTAGCTACGCGATGGGTAATTATGGTTTCGATTTAATTAGTTGGTATACTATGAAAGAATGGATGGAAATGAGAGAGAAATTATTAGCTACAAGACGTTCATACACATTTGATGAGAGAACGCAAATAATGAGAATGTACCCTCAACCTAATGCTGGTAACAGTGATATAAGATTTTACGGTGTTATTGCATGTAATGTTGAAAGACCTATCAGAGATGTTATTAAAGAATTGTGGGTATATCAATACACGTTAGCTCTTACGAAAATGGTAGTTGCAAATATAAGAGGTAAGTATGGTAATGTATCTCTTTTTGGTGGTGGTAGTGTAAACGCGACAGATTTAATGACGCAAGGCTTGGCTGAGAAACAAGCGTTAGAAGAACAACTACTCACCGGAGCATCACCAGGTCAAGGTGATTCAGATCCTGCACTTTTCTTTGTCGGTTAAAAATTATAGTATTTGATTATTTTGCTTCAAAAACTTCTATTAATTTTTGTATAACACCGCTAGCATCATCAACGTTAATTTTTTGTATATTTTCTGCTTTCGTTTTTTTAGCTACTGAATGTGATTCTATTTCATAATCACCGTATACATCATCATCTTCACCTTCTATGGAAAAATCTATCTCTGTTTCCGATTCAACGACATCATAAACTGGTTGGTTAATACAACCTATATCAGTTAAGATTATGTTGAGCAGCTGCTTTGTATGTGTTTCCTCTTTACTTCTACCTACAAAATCTATGATTTCACTTTGTGTAAAAACACCTTTAAGATCTGTTAATGGGTTTTTGTAACTACCATAACATAGGAGAGACACATATTTCATGGTAATTTCTGCAGAATCTTTAATAAGATAATAAGCACCTTTTTTATTAATTGTTACACCTGTATCAGGTTTCTCAAAAGCAATCTTAGCAGGTCTCATTAAATTTTTTTGTCTAATAGGTGAGTTTTTAATAATTTTTTCTTCAAATGTCATAATTATATTTATAGTTGAAAAGAAATAACAAATTCAGACAAGGTATATTTAAACCGATTAATGCTAAAAAATATATAGGTAAGTCGGACCCTATATATAGGTCCGGGTGGGAGTTAAAGTTTTTTAGATGGGCTGATTTAAATGAAAATATATTAGTTTGGGGTAGTGAAAATATTGTAATACCATACTTAAGCCCTATTGATAATAAAGTTCATAGATATTTTGTAGATAATTTTATTATATTTAAAGATAAAAATAATAAAGAAAGAAAGTTTTTAATAGAGATAAAACCGAGTAAGCAAGTTAGTAAACCAATAACGACGAAAGGTAAAAAACGTACAACTATACTATATGAACAAAAAAATTGGATAGTAAACCAAGCTAAATGGGAAGCAGCTAAAAAATGGTCTGCTAAAAAAGGTTATCAATTTTTAATATTAACCGAAAATGAACTTGGTATAAAATAAAAAAAAGTAGGAAAAGATTCTAAATCATATAAATAATAATACATGAGTTTAAATCTTATAGTTGAAACACCGGCTCCGAAAGAGGAATTCGAATATATTGTCGAAGAAGGTAATTCTAAAGGTTCACAAAATTTCTTCATTAAAGGTCCATATATGATGGCCGAAGATGTTAATCGTAACAAAAGAATTTACCCATTACAAGAAATGGTGACCGAAGTTAAACGCTACCAAGAAGCTATGGTAAACACTGGTAGAGCAATGGGTGAATTAAATCACCCGACTACAGCAGATGTTGATTTAGAAAGAGCATGTCATTTGGTTACTGAAATGACTCAAGATGGTAATGTTTTTTATGGTAAGAGTAAAGTTCTTTCTACACCAACAGGTTTAATTGTAAGATCACTTATTAATGATGGTGTAAGAGTTGGTATGAGCTCTAGAGCACTCGGTCAACTTATACCTGAATCAGGTCAAGATGGTGTCAGTAGAGTGCAAGATTTTAAATTGGTAGCTATCGATTGTGTCGCTGATCCTTCTTTTCCGAAAGCTTTCGTTAATGGTATACTTGAAAGTAAGCAATATGTAGTTAATAAGTATGGTCAATTTGAAGAAGCTTATGATATTTTTGAAAAAAATATTGCTAAAATGCCTTTAAAGGGTAAAGAAACTTTTCTTAAAGAAAACATTATTAAATTTCTAAAAACGTTATAAATATTATTATGCCTGACCCAAAAACAGATATTAGAAAGTTCATTAGTAATGTGATGGTTAGAAACTATCAAAATGCAAGTAGTAATTTATCTGATATAATTGACCAAAAAATTAAACAGCAAATTATAAATAATAATATAAATATATTTAACCATGAGCGATATTAAAACAATTTTAAAAGAAGCAACCGATGGTGCACTTAATGAAGAGGTGTTATCAGAGATTGAAAACGTTTTCGAACAAAAGGTCAATGATAAAGTTGAGCTTCATGTTGAGCAAGCATTACATGATCAAGATGAATTATATTCGCAAAAGCTTAAGGAGTTAATTGCTCATATTGATGCTGATCATACAAAAAAGTTGCAGACTGTTGTTGAATCAATTGATATTGATAGAGCTAAAAAACTTAAAGCTGTTATCAATAAATATGAAACAGCATTAACAGAAGATGCAAATAATTTTAAAGAAAGCTTAGTTGAAAGCATTTCTGATTATATCGATGTTTACATCGAAGAAAAAATACCAACAGCAAGTATTCAAGAAGCAGTTAAGAATACTAAGGCTAGGAATGTATTAGAAGAATTAAGACAACATCTTGCAGTTGATAGTGCACTTGAAAAAGCAAGTGTAAAGGAAGCAGTTTTAGATGGTCATAACCAAATTAATGAAGCTTCGAAGAAGCTTGAGTCTGTTCTTAAAGAGAACGCTGCGATAAAAGCAAAATTAAATTCAGTTCAATCTGAGTTTATTTTAGAGAAAAAAGCAGCACAACTCGACGAAAGAGCTAAAAAGTATGTCACGAAGGTATTATCCGGTAAGAGTGCAGAGTTTATCTCTGAAAACTTTGACTATACAGTAAAGCTTTTCAAGAAAAAAGAAGAGAGAAGGCTCGAGACTTTGAAAGAAGAAGCTTATAGTACTACGGAAAAGGTAGATCGTGTTATATATGAAAGCGCGCCGGTTGAAAGTACGCCGAAACGTTCACCATATCTTGACGAGCTTTCAAAGTACTAAGAATTTCCTATATTGTTTAGGCATTCCTGAGTTTCCTGGTTTACGTTAAAACCTTGGGGTCGATAAAAGGAAAAAATCTATTATGAATACAAATACAATTAGACCTTCACAGGCATATATTGATGAATCAAGAGCAACAGCTCTTTTAGAGAAATGGGCTCCAGTATTGGATTACAGTTCTAAAAGTGTTGCAGCAATTGAAGACAGTCACACTCGTTTAAATACAGCAATGTTATTGGAAAACCAAGAAGCATGGTGCATTAATGAGGCAAATACAGCAGGATTGGGTGGTGCTTTCGGTTCAGGTGCATCTATCGGTGTTGGCGGTAACGCTTCCGGTACACCTGGTACAGACAGCTATGCTACTGGCGATGCTCGTCTTCCAAAAATCTTGATTCCGATGATTAGACGTACTTTTCCCGAGTTAATTACAAATGAAATCGTAGGTGTCCAGCCTATGGCAGGACCAGTTGGTCTTGCTTTCGCACTTCGTTATAAGTATTCAGGTCAAGTTCTTGGTAACGGTATTGACAACAATACCGCTCCTGCCCAGAGCGTACCTGGTACAATAACATCGTTAGCGAATTCCGGTAGCGGAACAGAAGCTGGATATCAAGAGCTATACACAGCCTACACTGGTAACTCTGCTAACTACTTAAGTGGTGACGCAAGTTCAGAGTTTGGTGCATTCGCTGAAGCTGATAGAGGTGTTGCAAGACTCCTTCAAAACTTCGAAATCACAGGTGATATTCCAACTATGGAAGTATCCTTTGAGAAGACTGCAGTTGAAGCTGGTACACGTCGCTTAGGCGCACGTTGGTCAGTTGAGCTTGAGCAAGACCTTAAGAACATGAATGGTATCGATATCGATACTGAATTGACAAACGCTATGTCGTATGAAATTCAGGCCGAAATCGACCGTGAAATGCTTATGAGAATGATTCAAGTTTCTCTCAACACTGGTAAAGGTGCTGGCTACTCAGTTTGGGCTCCACAGTCCGCTGATGGTCGCTGGTTAGTAGAGCGTAACCGTGATTTCTACCAAAGATTAATCATTGAAGCGAATCGCATTGCTGTTCGTAACCGTAGAGGTGCTGCAAACTTTGTTGTTTGTACTCCACGTGTTGCAGCAATTCTTGAAATGCTTCCTGAATTCCAATGGGTAGCTGTACAAGGTAGTGTTAATACACAACCTGTAGGTGTTGCAAAAATTGGTAATCTTGGTGGACGTTTCAACGTTTATCGTGATACACGTACAGAAGGTCAATCTCTTAGAAATGACCTTTCTGGTGGTGCATCAATCAACGATACGGTTGAATACGCACTTCTTGGTTATAAGGGTCCAGAGTTTTATGACACTGGTCTTATCTATTGCCCATACATCCCAGTTATGGTTCAGAGAACAATTGGACCGAATGACTTCGCACCACGCGTAGGCTTGCTTACACGTTATGGTGTCGTAGACAATATCTTCGGTGCAAATCTCTACTATCACGTTATCATTGTAACCGGACTCGGACAAGCATTCACTCCTGCTACGCAGAGTGTTTACTTCTAAGCCGAATTAAACGCGGATTAATCCGCTATCTGGTTAACAGATATAGTTTGAGACCTAGTTCATTAATTTGAGCTAGGTCTCTTTTTGTGCGCATTAAAAAGCCGATAACTTTCGCTATCGGCTCTTATATTACTGCTTACTCGTTTTAATATGTATTACCTCGGGATCAACAAGCGGCTTAGCAAACCGTTCAATTAGATCATTGCTTGATGCTCTAACCGGGTTAATATCGATACCACCACGACGTGCGTATAAACACATTACTAAGAGTTCACTTGGTTCAAACGCATCTTGTAGACGTTTGTATATACACTCGCAAATTTCTTCATGAAAGTGACATTCATCTCTAAATGATATAATATATTTCAATATACTATAGGCATCGATAGCATTCTTCGATTTAATATGAATAAATACATCACCCCAATCCTGCTGCGAAGTTACACGGCAGTTGCTTTTCAGCAGACCTGAATAAAACTTCTGCTCTATTTCACCTTCGCGAATAACTGCTTCAAGTAGACTTGGATCTTCTGTATATTGCGTGTAATTAATACTTTTCGAATCATCTAAAAGATCAACATTTAAATAATGTTCAATATTCCATTCACTATCTGGACTACTAACTTTTTTATTGACAAAAACACCACTATGAAATGATATAATTACGTCAGTTTGAAGCAATTCACTCAAATCTCTAGAGGTAATCTCTTCAAAGTTTTTAACTGCAACTTCTTTACTATCACCCATTTTAGTCATATTAAACGAATTGAAGTATAACTTAATACTCTTACTTTCAACGATATATTTACTACTACATGCATAAACGCATTTAACTACACCTGTAACTGGTCGCCCATTATTTAAAAGGAATGAGCATTCATATGCATTCCATGTATCTGAACCTACAAATGGTAAAGCATCATCAAAAATATTGAGATACTCTCTATTACTACTACGGGGTTCTCTTACTAGTAACTCTTTATCATACGTACTCTTATATTGAGACGATTGACTAAGATGCTTACTAATATTACTATTATCTAATTTACTGTTTGCCATAATTATCAAATGTATTATATATTATTTCTAACCGTTGTTCAACTGTACCACTTAGTCTAATTACATTTATTTTAAAATGATTGATTGCTTCTTCAAATAAGTTAATTATAATATCACGAAACTCTTTATTCGCACTACGCTCTCCATCGTCAACTAAGGGTATATCAGGTTCTGTATAAAATATAATATCAACTATACCAATAAGCTTCTTAAAGAGATATTCACTATAGTTGTATATCTCAATAGGTATTTTTTTCATCTGATACTGATACATAGTATATATCATACCATCTAAAATACACCTATCTAATATAACATCTTTACCTTTGAAATCTAGATAGTTATATAAATGACTATTCACGGTTATTAATTGAGTAAATTCATCCCCCGATTCATTGATATCTAATTTATATTTAGCCTTTAAACCTCTCGTTATTTCAGGGACGAAATTAAATTTACGAAATCTTTCTTCTGTTTGTAGCTTACTGAGTAAAGTCGATTTACCTGTACTCTGAGCTCCTGTAAAACTAATAACCATGACCTATAATACTTTTAAATTGATTAACATTGTAAATTATATTCTCTTGCTCCGTATCAGTAACTTCATGATCGATTAGATCAGCTAACATAATTGACGGCTTTTCGTTTAATCCGAGATCACCATTATATCTGAGTTCCTTAATACCTGCAACAACTGGGTTAGAAGTATCTACCGATCTAATAGATCTATCCCCAACATAACTTTTAAATTCTCTAGCCAACGAACACCCTAAAAGGTGATGTGGTTTATTATTATTCCAGATACCGTCAGACTTTAATTGATTGATCAATCTACGACGACCATCACACCATCTTTCCAATTTCGTCTTACCTATACCAGTTACGATGTAGTAACTGAAGTCGAAGCTAATTGCAATATAATCAGCATAATCTGACATGTACTTATAGCAGTCAACAATCTCATCGTATGTTTTTCCTTGAACTGCTCCGATTTTCAAACCTGGTAAGTTTGGATATTTACCGGTAAAGTCAGAAAAACTCTTAATTGTAGCGTAGCCATCCTCAAGTACATCTGGCACTATATAAAAACTAGGTTTTAATTCTTCAGCATATTTTGCAAATTTTTCCGAATCAAAAGACTCTCCGAGTTCGAAGATACTATTATCTAATAATACTTGGCGATCTAGTTTAATAGAATCTTTAAAAAACTGATAATATTCTGGGTGCGTTTCAAATAAATGAACTAATGCATAATCGTAATCGTTATACGATCGGGACCGTTCAAGAAATGATATAGGGCTTTCATGAGATACATACATATATTAATTATAGTAGTAAAAATTGAATAATCAAGTAAATATTTATATGCCGCTCCCTAAACCAAATTTAGATGAATATACGGAAAAAATTAAAAATATAACACCTACAAAAACGTTAGAATTACCTGCAACTGTAAAGACATCAGTAATAGGTGATACTATAAGCAACGTTAAAGGTGAATTAAAAGATAAAGTTTGCGGAGCAATTGATTTAGTCTCAGATATAAAATCAGGTTTATCGAGTTTAGCTACAGATGTTAAAGATATAGATGTCGGTGCTTATATTAATTCTGGAGTTGATGCAGTGAAAGGTAAATTTAATGAAGTTAAAAACTTATTTAAATCAACAAGTGAAGAATTAAAAAAAGGTGCCGCAAGTATTAAAGATGAAATTAAGAATAGTTTAAACGCTTTAGAAGATGAAATTGTACAGCAGGTAGAGAGTGCTAAATTAGCAGCTGCTGGTATAAAGGATACTGTAAAGGATATTGGTAATATGAGTAACAAATTACTTAAAAATATAACCACTATACCGGATATAAAACTAGGTATACCAGATTTTAAAGGTAATTTTTGTGACGAAAAAACAGCTGAAGCTGCAGAAGGTGTTGAAGCTGCAGCACAAGCTGAAGTCCCCGTTGCAGAGGTAACGAAGAGTCAAACGAAATCTTTAAGTAAGGTATCTGGTTTAGCTGGTCCTATGACAGAAGAAGAAGAAGCAGCATATTTCGGGGGACAAGCAATTATACCTACTAGGTTTATTAAGACTATAATGGATATAAATGACTATTACGATTTTTCACCTTATGAAATGTCTAATTACCGTGCTTTGCAGGAATTTGGAAAAAAAGAAGCTGCTACAGGTTATCCGCAATATTTAACTAAATATGGTAGTCATTTCACTACTTACTTTTCAATAAAAGCATACTATATAGTTATAGCTAGATCGAGATTACCAAATTCTAGTACTGTCAGTGAAATTACTTCACTGGCTCAACAAATATATAACGAAAAAGAGTCTGGGAGAAAATGGATATAATATAATGAAAGAATATAACAGTACATATATAGGGATAGTTATTCAAAATAACGACCCGGATCAAAGAGGTAGAGTTAAAGTGTTTGTACCTCATATTTCGGGTACCGTTTATAGTAAATGGATAGAAGATAAGACAGATAAAAAATATAAATTTATCGGGTTTAACATTGATTCTGACCTAACACCAATTTTAGAAGATTTAAAATTAATATTACCATGGTGTGAAATATGTTCACCGTTAACAAGTGAAAATAGTTCTGGTCGGTTTAACAATTACAATTACCATGGTAATAATTCTGATGGTAATTTCTATTCAAATTTTATAGCACCATCTGGTGTTAAACCTGGTTCATTGTATGAAAATGTAAATGTTAGATTACAAGATGCTTTTACTGGGGATGCTAATAATGTGAATAACCCTAATCCATATAGTTATATGTATAAACCCACTACATATTCAAATGGTGCGAAAGGTGTGTTTGGAGTACCTGCAGTAGGTTCTCATGTATATGTATTTTTCAGGGACGGTAATCCTAATTTCCCTGTCGTAACAGGTGTTAGTTACGGTTTCGATGATTGGAACGGTATATATAATAATTCACAAGACTACCCAGGAAAATTTGAAAATTACCCACCTACATTAACGGAGGTAGATCAAAATGTTGAAAATTATAGAAACAAATACGTGTTAAATCAAAAAGGAGGTACTTTTGAAATTATTAATTCTGATTTAAATGAAAAAATAAAATTAACTCACTACAGTGGTTCATTTAAAGAATTCAACAATAATGTTAATATTGAACTTGCTACAAAAAACGATCAAAAATTGGTACAAAATGATAGTTTTGAAACGGTGCAAGGTTTTAAAAATATATATACTGGTAAAGATTTCGATGAAATTGTTAGACGGGATAAATACAAGAAAATTGGTACTTTAAATGAAGAATATTTTAATAAATGGAAAGATATAGTAAATGTAATACAAAACAATAAGCAGTTATTTGAAATAAAACGTACAAATAATAATAATGTATTAAACGAAAAGGGTGCTATAATGTTAAAACGTAATAGTACAGAGCAAGTGAGGTCCGGTGAATTTATAAACTTCCCTGTAACAGATGGAAAATACACCTATAAAGCTTTAAAAAATACCGATATACAACCTGGTAACGGTTTTGCTAAATTTTCCACTAGTAAAGCTGATGGACCTGCAGGTATGAATGACTTAAAGACTGTAGCACAAATAACATCAACTGCACCTATATCGGCACGTTGGGTTAATGAAAGTGGTAGGGATTGGTTAAATGGTGAAGGTAAACATCTTTCAACTCAAGACGGTAACTGGGATATTGAAGAAAAGAAAAATACTTTACAAACGTTGATTGAAGATAATTTAACAGATTTAATAAATTATGAAAATGAACTTGGTCTTGGTGGTAGTGAAATTATTGAAATAACTAAGCATAAATTAGAAACTATCGGAGTTGTAATGAATGATTTTGGTAGTATAAGGTTAGATGATATTGGTAAATCGATAAACAATGAAGTATTAGTTGATGATGATGGAGTTTATGTAAATCAATCTGATAGCCCTTTACTTGAATATGTACATGTTCAAGATCTACCTGGTGGTAATTCCACATTAAATGTATGTAATAGGTATAACGTAATGGTCGGTGCTGGTGGGTTACACCTCAAAACATATGGACCTGTAAATATATCTGGTACAATAACTAATATCGCTGGTGAACAAATTAATATTGGTTCAGAAAATGAAATTAATATCGATGCAAAAACTATTAATATTAGTGCGGAAATATTAAATATGCGTAATAAACGTCAACGACAAATCATAATCGAAAATAGTTTAGGGGTTAATAAGAATGTTGTAATTGGTGGTGGTCTACATGTTGAAGGTGAAACATTTTTACAGCATATTACCGCTCCGAGAGAATTTCAATTAACTGAACAAACAACAGTATTTGCTAAATTACTCGAAAAGCTCTCATTTAAAGTGAATATTACCGGTGGTACACACGTTGACGCTGCTGATAGTTCAGATAACCATAATAGATGGTCTGGAGCTACTATAACTCTTATAGCTGATAGTAATGATGATTATGTTAGATGTTATGAACATTCACATGCTTTTGCAAACTTACCTTTAACGTTAGTTGATGACAACACAAGATTGAGAGAAATTGCTAAAGAAGTTAATTCCGGTAGTGATAGATCAATATCTAGACCTCAGCATAACGAGAAGAAGTCCAACTTCGGACCAGGTAAAGGTAATTACCAAGATAATGATAGTCCTGCAAAAGGAGATACATAATAATTAAAAAAAACTTTTTTTTATAGTACACTAACATATAATATAAATAAATAGTATTATAACTGCTTATAAAAAAGCAGGTAATATCTTCTAAAATGACATGTCAACTCCAGTTAAACCTTCAACCCCTTCAGTGGATCAAATGAATAATAATGAAAAAAATCGTTTAGATCGAATTGAAGAAAAAATCGATAAAATGGCTGAAGCTGTAATCGCTTTAGCGAGAGCCGAAGAAAAAATATCTAGTCTTAGCGAGACTACACATGTGATATTAAAACGATTAGTCGATTACGATAATCGAATGAGAGTTGTTGAAAA